GCCATTAGGGTTTAACTCCTTCGAAATTTTGGCGGCCTCCGCCTGAACTATCCGGTATTCTGTAATCGGCATGTTTCTTAATTCTGTATAAGAAATATTTGTAATGGCCGAAACTCGAACCATTGATTCGATTATTTCTTGTTCGCTTTCGCCAACGCGGAGGCCATGATAAAACGCGCGATATACTCCCCCAGCATTTCTTCAAATTCATCCGGGTCCATTTTATCGATTAATGTCTTGGTTAACCGTTCTTCCCCATCAACCTCGGCTACACCTTTAGTCGACAATAGTTCAATACCTGTTACCAAAAATTTAGCCAGGCTTACACGTGACGCAGCATAAATTGAAAGCAATATGTCAGCGCCGGTTAATTCCGCTTGAGCGCCTTCCGCCGGTTCTTCTTCATCCTTATCCTTTCCGGGGTTCCTTTCCGATGCCTCTGTTAATGCCCTAAAAACAAATTGTTTTAAATCGGAACTTTCTTTTAAGTTCTTAGACGTTGGCGGATGTAAAGTAATAAATTCAACTTCTTGTTCGTTTCCTTTATACGCATATTTAAATTTTTCTTTTACTTCAAAATCGTATTTTTTTTCTAATCTCATAAGTACACCTCAAGTATTCTATGTTATACCGCCGAATTACCCATAAATTCAAGGGCTATATCCGCATCGGAACCGATATTAACCTCATAATCATTAATCAAAGCCGCTTGGGTTATTGTTCGGCTCAATATTTCCCCGTCGGCTGTTTGCCCGGAAATTTCGATAACATTTTGATTTCTGTTTACCTTCCAACCCCGGGCCTTTTCGATATTCGGTATATGGGGGAGAATAGAAAATTTTACGGTTGAAAATTTATCCTCAACATTTTCAGAATATACTTGGTTTACTTGCCCGGCACCGATCGATTCGGCCCTAACAACCTGGGACCCGAGCCCCTCTGTAAACGACACCGTATTAGGCTGGACCCCTACAACATCGTTATTTATTGACAGTTGAACGTTTGATAAATTAATTGCCATTGTATTAACCCTCAGTACTAAAAACGATTTGCATTGTTGCTAGTTGTTCGCGCATTTGAACAACTAACGGAGTTTTCATTAAAACGGTGGCTTTACCTTCAATAAGATTTAAAGTTACTGATAGATTTGCTTTAAAAAATTTTAAAGAGTCTTCACCCGCTCGAAATAAAACATATTCCGGTCCACTTAAATCTTGATAGAGTTTTACACAAAAAGTAAAAATGGTTAAACCGTTTGCCATGTCTCGGCCTGGGTGAATTATATCACCGGGGCCAACCAAACGAGATTGGGCGAATCGAGCCCTTAAATTATTAAACATATACTCTCGGGCGTTACTGGCAGTATCCACATAGTTCAAGAATTTAAAACTATCGTCGGGATTTGCCGCCGCGTCCGTTTTATACGTGGTTACAACTTCGCCCATAAGCGCCGAGCTACCCGCCGAATTTTGACCAAGAACCGAGCCCCCATTAGTTAATAATTGCTCGATTTCGGTATCGGCCCAACCCCGGCCCGTTTTAATTACTGGGAGATTAGGTAGCGCGGTGTTAAAATATGGCTTTGATGCTATTGCAGGGCCGCCGAATGCATCTAATGGGCCGTTCGTTGTGATAACATATTGTGAAATATTCGCGTCTTCTGTAAGCCTTAGCGCGCGTATGGCGCCAAAAATAGCGGCTTTAACCGGTGAGAGTTCAGCTTGAGCGGATCCGGCGTAACTCGTTTCGGCTTCGAGCTTATCCACAATAAAGACTAAATTTTGGCTATTTAAAGCCGCCAAGGTTGTATTATGGTTTGATAGACTATCTTGTTTACACGTAACCCCAATCCCATCTTGTACGCGATTATCGACATTAAATCGAGCGTCAAGAAATGTCCGAAGTACCGAAGTATCCGCCGCATAAGGCCAGACAATAGTCTGGTATCGATTTTCGCCGACTACATCAAAAATACTTGTTAAGGTTGGATCCGTTGCACCACTTGACATAACCGTAACGCTATGGGTTACCCCCGCAACTGTTCCGGAGATACTAAGAGAAATATCGTTTCCTAAAGTCCCGTCGTTTACTGCAGTAATGGCAACCGCACCCGCCGTATTTACGGAAGTTACAGGGCATTGGGTATCGGCAAGTATTGCCGCGTCTATCGCATCACCTATTACGGTGGCGGTGTCCCCACTTGTAACCGCGATATCATACTTATGATTTTTTTCGGATCCTACGATAACTTCTAAGGTTCCGTCTTCTGTAGCGGTACCAACAACCGTTATGGCGCCGGTGGCCTGTACACCTCCGCCCGCGTCATCAAGTGAAATGGCGTCCATTATAGTTACTTGATTTTCTTTCTTTGCCGCCTCAACCATATTAGACAACATAGAATCAATGCCGTAACGGGTCCGCCAAGAATTATCGTTTTGGATATTTTCATCAAGCGCCCCCGCCGTAGCGGTACCGGCGGCGGTTTTTTGCCCAATCATAAGAATTTTTTGGGGCTTATTGCTTACCGATAACGCCGCATTTTGAATATTAACAACCGTTTTCGGTTGTAAGATTGTGTTACCCATGTTTAAGCCCTCGCTTTATTACGTTTAGATTTCAATATTTTAAAACATTTATCCGTTTTACAATCAATAAATCGCCGTCGCCAATTCGAATAAATGGGGGTCCCTTCTTTATCAACCCGAATCCGTACTTTATCACCGACCCTATGCCCTTCAATTGGCTTAAGTATTTCAATTTGAATTATTTTCATTTTCTTATTATACCTGATAGGGGCCAAGTGTAAAGTTATGGGGTACCGGTGTAAAGTTCGGTATCACTGGACGCCGCCAATATTACCAGATTCAGAATTAGCCCATTATCGTTGTAAAAACGCCTGGGCTTGTACCGTCTGATATTTTTATTAATATGTTACGACTTTTGCTTGCCATAGTTAATATTAAGTGCCCACATATATCTGTGTTGATCCTATTACTACAACCTCAGTATCACCAAACGCGATACCACCTATGTCCTCAGTTATCCCTATTGATATAGGCGTCCATGTAATTGCATCCTCAGATTGTACAGCATACCCTCCAACCCCTCCGGCAATTAAGCAACCAAAATCAGCAGCGGAAGCCAAACGTCTTAATATATTTCCACTGCTGTGCCTTAGTGTCCAAGTTGTCCCATCTGGGGATGTGTATATATTCCCAGAATTGTATTTTATCAAAACCCACAGGGCGTTGAAGCTGTCATAAATCATATCGGGTTGTGTGTCTGCATCCCCGATAGGGCTATTAGCCGCATAAGTCCATGTTACCCCGTTATCTGTGGATATATGTATCCATCCTAAATGATGCCCACATAACCAAGTAGTACCATTAACAGCTATGTTTTTACTATGCCCAGCATAAGTAAAGTTACCACTTTGATACCACGTAGTTCCACCATCGTCTGTAATAAGAGCTTTTTGCGAATTAGTGCCGACTACTACACATCTACCACCGCTGCACTCTATCGCTTCAAACGTTGTCTGGGCTGGGTATGTACATTGTGTAAACGTTTTCCCGTCGGAGCTATTACCGATGTACCCGCCGTAATCACCGACAGCTATCCATTTATTATTTACATCATCATACGCAACATCAAATATATGATCTGGGGGTGCGGCAGACTGTCCGCTTACCCCTGCTGTCCAGTCTTTGCCATTTGTTGACCATGCGACAGTAGCGAGATTGGAGGCATCGTGCCCACCTGCAACATAAAAAGGAGCTAGTGCATTGCCGTTAAACGTTACTCTATCCCCCCCGGCACCGTTGCCAGGGTGTGTTTGGGAAGTCCATATTGTTGGGCATGCCGCCAATGGTGGAAGGCCGCTTGGAGGGCCGCCCGGTATGCTGTCAAGTACTTCAGTACCTAATTTACCAACGATTTCAATCGTTGTTTTAGGTTGAATTATTTTACTTAATCCAGTACTTAAAATTGTCATGGTAAAATCACATTATCAAGGTTAATGTTCGCGGTTAATGGGCTTTCGGTACCAATGTCGACATTTTGGGTCATGACGATATCACGAAAAGCCACATCTAAATCGTACCCTATTGTATCATCAAAAGTAAGATCCCCGACCGCTTCGAAATCATACCTATGCATAGAGTACGCCCCGTTAAATCCGACAAACGCGTGTCCGTCGGATACAATTGGATTAAATTCCCCACTTGATAAGTTATTGTCAATCCTTAACCCCAACAATGATTTACACATGTATTTATAGATATCTTCGGCGTCATCTCGGGCTTGAAGCGCCGCTATATACGTGGTAGTGGGAAAGAACACAAAAACACTGAATGGCATTAAAATTTGTTGCCTATATTCTTCATTTCTTTGAAGATTTGCGGTTGCGTCCGAATCAATATTACGCGATTTAGACGCCGCCCTATCACTGAGAACTACAAAAGCCCATAGATCATTAGCCCCTAATTGTTCCGTATATGCCGAAATAATCGATTCTTCATCTATGCCCCCGGTTATTCTCGGGTTTGTTCGAGCTAAAATAGTGCCGGTGGCCGGTGAATATAAAGTAGTATCCGTAATTTCATACGTAAAAGAAGTTGTTGTGGGTACGGTCGCAATATTAT